GTACTATATCCAGCTAATGCTGTAGTACCACCATCTTTATAGAAGGCACTATTATTTTGATTTTTATTCATATTTAGATTTATATCGGTTTGTTGGTTGCTAGGCTTTACTATATATGGACGATGCATATATTCACCACTCCAACCACCAAATTCTGGTAAATATCCACCAAGTCTAGGATTACCTTTAGTGATTAAATTACTTATTTCATTAAAGTCCTCAATTATATTAGGATCCATATCCTCAACAAATGAAGCTTTAAACTGAACTGTAAATTTAATATTACCATCTGCAGGTAAATCAGAGAATGTATTACGTGGAACCATCTTTGGATACACTCCAAAGTATTTAGCAAAGTATACTATAGATTCACCATCTTCTCCAACAATGAATTTATACATACTCATTTGATCATGAATAACTTTAGAATCAAGATATGAATCATCAACAAAGTCAACTAATCCATAATGCTTCATTCGTTCATATTCATCGAATAGTCTAAACCACATATAAACTTCTAGATATTTTGTATCTTCAAATTCAATAGAGAATTCATGATTCTCATCAGATTCATATGAAGTCCCTCTATAGAAAAGAGAAGAACCTAATATATTTTTAGAAGTCTCATAATCGTTAGCAGTAGAAATATCTGGAATATCTACATTAGATCTCTTATAGTTAGATAATAAATTTACAAATGGATTATGTGTATTTACAGACCAACTTAAGCTTTCTAATACAGAATGATATCTATCATATGCCTCTCTAAATAATGTATTATTTGCAATAGATGGATTTAAGACGTTGCCATTAAAAATTTGGAGATCAGGCTTTGTAAAGAATACATATTCTCTAGTCATACCCATCCAATTTTGTGGATCAAGTCTTTCATATCTTGCAAACTTTGTATATTTCTCAGATTGTGTTACTCGACCAGCACCTAGTCCTAACCCATTAGCTTTTACAAATTTTAAAAGCCCATCATTAGAACCAGATTCATCAATCATTGGTCGAGTATCTCTATTTAAAACATTTATACTTTTCGCTTTATGCGTATTGCCAGTTTCATCTTTGGCACCAGTACCAGTAAAACCAAAGTCATTATTGTTTTTAACGATATTAGACAATTGGCGTCCTCCTTTCCTGGATTTTAAATTAATCTTATGTTGAAGAAGGGAATAAATATCGTAATTGTATATTATAATAGTGAAATAAAGCATGTTTGTGTATGATAATCATAACCCAAACTTCCAGCTTATTGTTATTCTAAATCATTTCAATTTAAAGGCTGGGTTATTATGACTAAATCTATACACTTATATGACAATGATCTAAAAGAGTTAGCTCTTGCTGACAATGCGGTCAAAATCTATACAGTTGCAATCATCTCTGGCGATGATGTAATGGAAGAATTTGATACTGTTAGGAAGTCTGACTATGATAGAATCGTTAATCTTTATAATGCTTGTATTAATGGTATAAAGGATAAAGACTTAACCTGGAAATTTCATGAAGCTATTTCAGAAACTCCAAATAGTTATTTTATATAACAAATACCTGCATGCTTTATTTTTTTTTGTAAATTGGCCTCTTCAACATAAGATTAAATTTATATAAATTAATAAGGAGGTACCTATAATGATCCTTAAGGATTTAATTACGGACGTTTTAGATATCGCTCAGGATTCTGAAATTGGAAAATTTATCTCTCGTAAGAACCCTACGATTAAATCTATTACCCGTTCAAATAAAGACTTAACTATGATCTTCCCGGTCATTGCTTCTAGCTCTATTGAACCTAAAAGTGCACAGTTAGTTACTAGAGCATTAGAACGCAAATTTACAACTTTAACTCAAATGCTATTATCTGCATTGTCTATTACGTCTTCGAAGGATGCTGTTGAGCATTTACGTAATATTCACACAAATCTAGATTTGGATTCTTTTTTTGACGTTGATGGATATTTGACTGCAACTGAAGCAGCATCTTTAGATTCATTATACTTTCGAGATAAACTTGGTGAAAAGATGGTTTACGAGTCTTACAAAAGAGAAAGATTATTTGGTAAACCATTAAATGCTTTAACTGAAGCTAATCGAACTCAAGTAATTAGAAATCGTCACTTATCACAAGAAGCTAATAGAAATGATTCTGATAAATTTGCAGTCACAGCAACTAAAGATCCACAACCTATGGTTGCTGGTAAAATGACTTTCCCTACATTAATGAGTAATAATGATGTGAAGAAAGCTAATGAGCTTCAACCAACTGTAGTTGAAATTAAATTTGTTTCTACTGCAACCGGTGAACCTATTGATGCTAATGCATTCATCGGTATCAAAACTAAATTATATGCTGCGGACTCTATGGATATCATCAATCATGTAATATCTAAACGTGTAAATAAATTAAGCTTATATAATTTAATCAAAGCTACAAGCGGTGAAATTGAATTCTGGCGCGATTTTATTTTTGCTCTTAAGAAGGCAAAAGTCGATGCTATTTCTTCAACTAGACGTGGGTCTACTTCTAAACTTTGGAAAGTTCTAGAACGTAGATCTATTGCATCTAAACTTAATCATCTTTTATCTTCTCGTAATGATGCAACTGCAATTACTACATTAGCAATTTCAATGTATGAAGTTGAATACTTACGTAAAAATGAAGATATCGATCTTTTAGATTCCCGTGTTGCTCGTCAACTTTTAGATGAATATAATCTTATCGGAATTGCAGTTGTAGATGATTCTACAGAGTCCGTTCGTTTCATCTTCGATACTGGTGACGATGAATATGAAGTCTATTCCTTTGGATCTTTGAAAAAAGAAGACAAAGTTGATTATAAACAAATGATTCAAATTCTAGCTGGAGGACGATAATAAATGGCATACCAATTAAAAGAATTCGTTGAAGCCTCCAAGTTTATGGATTTTACAGATAAAGAAACCTATATGACTATAGGGGTTGTAAATGAATCCGAACAAAAAGAAATCTTATTAGGCATTACTAATAAGCTTTATGAAAAAATTGAAGCCAAAGTTACAGATATTGACTTTGGTACAATTCCTACTTCTAAAGGCGACATTACCAAAGTAGATAATATCCAAATGGTATTAGAATCCTTAGAAGATATGAAAAAGATTTACAATGAATACAAACAACCTACTTCTGAAATTCAAGAAATCTTAGAAGCAGTTGAAAACGTACAAGATCTTAAGATTGAATTCCAACGTGGATTCATGACTAATACGAGTCTACCAATTGTACTATATAATACAACAGTATTGTCTATTATTAGTGCAACCTCCTTATTGATTTCTACTACTATTGATTTCATTGTAGATCCAAGAAGCAAATCTATTGAAGTTTCTATTGATCGTACAGGTCTTAAAGATACTAAAAATCTTTTAGCTCTTCGTACTTTAGAAGCATTTAATAATTCTTGTCGTAGTGGCAAACTTAAAACTTTACTTCAAAGTGTAACAAAAGTTAATGTGAAGAACTTAGTTGGTACATCTGCTATTGCTATTATTGGTGTATCTATTACATTGATCTTTACATTGATTCCTCTTCTTCGTGAAGTAATCTATTATTACTATTATTGCCGTACAAGCGTTGCTGATTATTTTGATGCACAAGCATCTATGCTTTCCCTAAATGCTGCTCGCTTAGAAATGGCTGGTGACCCTAAAACAGCGGTAGAACAACGTAAATTCGTTGATCGTTTCCGCCGTATCTCTGATACCTTGTCTATTGATTCCAAAGATTCTGTAAATAAAACAGCTACAAATATTAAAAAAGAATCTAAAGAAAAATTCAAAATTGATGATGTTACAGATAGTTTACCAGACTCTGCTGCATCTTCCTTATTCTAATGAAAGGAGCATAGTATTATGCATTTTTCAAGAAAAGCCATTAGAGAGTCTGCTAACTTACGTATGCTTAAACAGGCTAAAATTAATGAGCTTCAATCTCAGTTAAATGAAACAGTTGTTCCTGTAGTGGAATTTGATGAATCTAAGTCTCTTAAACGTGCTAATAGATTCCTTAATCTACGCACAACTGTACGCAATAATTTAAAAGAAGCTTTCTTATTCGAAGCAATTAAATATTTTTATAATGAAAGTTCTGTTCAAGAGATTGAAAAAGAAGAACTTCAAACAACTAAGGATACAATCATCATGGGTTTCATTAAAGAAAACGGCGTTGAAAATATCCTTAATAAGTTCCGTAAACGTGATGTAGTATTAACAGATATAGCTAACTTTGTTAATGAATCTACTCGTGCTATTATGGAAGAAAATGAAGAAAAATTAAAAGATCCTGAAACAGCACCTGAAGATATTCAGGTATCCGTAGATGATCGTGAATCCTTCATTGATAAGATGGCTCAACAAAAAGAAGAAATCGAAGACGTTGGTGCTATGGTTCAAACACATGTAGCAAATAACGTAGAAGACTTTATTGCTTCTAATGTAGAAGACCGTCAACAAATTAAAGATATCTTAGATGATGTTAAAGAAAAAGTTGCAAGTATTAAAGCTGCAAATGCAGATGTTGCTGAACAAATTAAAGAATCTAAGATTATGAAAGCTCGTCGTGAAATTCATAAAATCAAAAACTCCAAAAAGAATATTTTGGAATGTATGGTTAACCATCTTTCTAAACGAGTTATCGCTGAAAATCATCAAGCTTTCTTAGATGATCGTAACTCCATTAAAATGGATAAGATTGTTGAAACTGCAGAATGTATGCTAACTATGTTAGTATTGTCTGAAGCATTTGGTTTTGAGGTAAACGAAAAAGAAGTTCGTGAACTTTATAAATAATCAAAAAAAAATAAAGATAAATACCCCATGGAGTTCAACTCCATGGGGTATATTCTTCTTTTTTATTAAATAACGCTAACTAATAAGTTTTCTCCAATTCTATATACAGAATGGAAAAGCTGAATATTAGACATTAAAAAATCATATTGACGGGTAGTCAACACTTTTAGAAGATTTCCTTTATTCTCAGAATACGCTCTGCTTACTTGTTCGAGACAAGCACCTTCTGAGCGGTTAATTTCTTTACTCCATACATATCTTCCTTCGATGGAGTATTCAAAATCATGGAAATAATTATTTACCATATCATTCCAGAAATTGATTTCTAATAGCTTTTTCTTAATAGTATAAACTGTGTCAAGTTGTTTAGTATTGTATGAGTTCATTTTAGTCACCTAACAATTCTGAGGGGTTAAAGAACTCCCCACTCTCATCCTTAGACTCCTTTGTTTCTGTCTCAATATCTAAATTAACTCCACGTTTTTCCATTATTTCTTTAATGGTATTATTATCCCCATAACCCTTTTCTAATAAAACATGAGTAAGATCATGCGGACCTTGCTCTGTTAGAAAAGAGAATCCCTTATTTGGAGTTAGAGAACCATCAGTTCCCATAACCCATTTACGTAGTTCAAGCTTTGCTGGACGATCATTCCAGCTTGTTTCTGATAACTTTAAAAGACTATTACCACGTTCATCGAAGACTTCATCTATTCCATCTTCTTTTATATTCCATTTGAATTCTGGCATAACTACTCCTCCAAACAAAAAATAAAAAGCCTGGGAATTTACTTCCCAGGCTTAATATTTGTCGATAATTAATTATCGATTAGTTGGACGGTATAGACCATCGGATACTACTTGACGGCTTACATATTTTTTCAATAGGTTCTTAGTTACTTTTGGATCTAATTGACGTACATCTAAAAGACGACCAGAGAAAGAACCATTGTTAATAGGTGCGCCAGGAATTACTACATAATCATATTGGTTACCATAAATGAAACCAAGAACGGATTCAATTGTAGCACCATTTACGATAAGGATATTATGAGTACCATCTGCTGACAATGCATATTGAACACATTGTTTACGGAATGTGTCATTGTTTTTATTGTCATTGAGACCGAAGTCAACTACAGTTTCCTTCAAGATCTCGATTGCATCGTTAGTCAAACGGAATCCCATGGATTCTTCACTAACGATACCATTAGCACTGCTAGATTTAATAGCATTGATGCCATTGAATTTAGCAATCATTTCTTGCTCTTTGGTTTCAGATGTACCGGAATCAAAGCCACAAGTTTCCAATGCTTTCAAGCTCTTAGTTTCAGGATTAATAGCTGGATCAAATACTAAGCTAATACCAATAACTGGAGAGTTAACATAGGACAATTCGCGGCAACCTACATAGTCACCAAAGATGTCACCAAGACGTTGAGTTAACAATTCACATACTTCAGATGTAGAGATCATGCGAGATTTGTAATCGGATTTGAACTCTTCTGGTTCAATATCCAATTCAAACTTCTTACGAGTTTCTTCACCTTGTTTTTCAGCATCACGTTTTTGCCCTCTGGATGCACGTTGAAAAACTTCAGCTAGGCTTTGGAAGCCATTTTCAGGTTGAGGGACTTGTTGGTTGAAAGTCGACATTTCAGTCCTCCTTAAAAAATAACTTAAGATTACTTTTCTGTTAGATTCATATTAAAATACTATCTCTAACTACCATTATAATATATAAATATTTATA